TATCATTCAATGAGCCACTAGGAGTATCATTCAATGAGCCACTGTATGTATCATTCAATGAGCCACCACTATCTATTGAATGAGCCATACTAAATCCACCAACTTTTTTATAACTATTCCTTCTATTTGTATCTAAAGCGTTAGCGAGATGTTTTAAATCTTCATCTTTATATAATCGATAATTAACCACTTTATTAGAAGCTTTACCAATATTTACTATAATTTGATTAGATTGTAATTCTTTAAGATGTTTTTCGACAGTGTTTCTGGTATAACCAGTTACATCTGATAATTTCCTAACAGAAGCATATTTCCTTGTACAGCCACTTTCAGGATCAGCTGTAGCATAAAGTACATGTAAGAGGTGTCGTGCACCTTTGGATAATACTACAAATTTAGCCTTTTTATATAATTCTGGATTGACGTGCATTGTGGTCTCCCATTCTCCCGGAAGTTTTAGATTGAGAATGACTGGGCCGGGAGCAACCCAGTCTCAGGCATATATGACCTTATCTCAATCTTTAATTATTTATTTAGCCTCAGGGGCCTTCGAAGATCCGATGACTCCTAAACAATCCGATTTTTCTAATCTTTGAATCTTTAGTTCCAGAGTTTCTATCCTAGAACTTTGCAGCTTAACTTTGTTTATTAACTCAGCCTTTGTAATTTTCAATTGATCTACTGTAGCTAATAGATTATTAACCTGATCATTATATAATTTAGTTACCACATCATAATTTTCTTTAGCTTTATACGCGGATAATTGAAATTGAAGAGCTTGCTGCATAACAGCATCAATTTGTTCATCATTAATATTACCATTACTCATTTTACTACTCCTTATTTAATTAATATATTTACGACAGTTCTCTAATTTAGGAACTAGTCTCAAATTCTTGTAATTAAAACAAGCCTTAAAACCTTCTGTTGTTAAAAGGTCAAATTTAATACAAGGTGTTATATGATCTACACATAATTTATGATCATATGATCTGGTACCATAGTCAGCTATCGTATAACCCTCGGGAATAGTACTGATAAGATGATCCATCAATACTTTTCTATTACCGGCTCCACATAGTACCAAAAATTTATAGTTAGCGTTTTTATTCTGGATAATTCTATTAATTATACATCTACCATAATGAGCCTTACGAAATTGAGGATCCTTAGCATAACTATCTCTTCTCAAAGCGTTCATGTGATCTCTATTTCTACGTTGCCATTCACGTGCACATTTATTATCACATAGTTTACAGCGTCTTTTTCTACCATCCTTATTTAAAGGTGATTTATGAAACTCTGTAATTACTTTCGTTATACCACATATTGTACATTTTCTGGTTATTTTTTTCATTGTGTTCTCCTTTACTAAAACTCCCATTATTAGTATAGGTAATTATATATTAATCGTATGTTATAAATATAATATATCTACACATAAAAGTCAATACTTTTGTTATACTAATATGGAGAGGATATATACATGGAAACTGGCTGTCTGGTAGGAAATAAGTTTTCCGCCAAGCAAATTAAAGCTATAGAACTATTCGCGGCAGGTACTCATAACTGTACTCAGGTAGCCGAAGAAGTAAAGGTTACAAGGGTTACAATCAGTAAATGGCGAAGAAACCCACAGTTCTCAGAGGCTATATGTACAAGAGCCAAAGAACTATTAAAAGGCTATTTACCGGAGATATACAAAGTAACCAAAGATCACGCCCTACGTGGAAACCACAATCATATAAAGCTAATCTTAGACCATCTAGGTAATATAGAGAAGACCAGTAAACGTCAAGGATCTTCCATTTCATTTACCTGGGATACATCGGATGAAGATAGCGATACCATATAATCCACTACCACATCAATTAAAGCTTCATAAAGACCCATCACGATTCAAGTTGGTTGTAGGTGGCCGTAGAGTGGGCAAATCTAAATCCTTCCTTCAGGAGGCTATTAGGCACTCTATATCGAATTCTAATAGATTCACTTGGTGGGTAGCACCAACATATAATGACGCAAGAGAAATAGGATTTGATGAATTCCTTAAATTAAGGGAAGTATTAGAACCGGCTATTCACTCAATACATCATACAAGATTAAAGATAGTATTTAAGAACGGTTCAGTTATCTACTTTAAAGGTTCAGATAAGCCAGACTCGTTAAGGGGTAGAGGTTTGACAATGGCCATTGGTGATGAAGCGGCCTTTATAAAGCGTGATGTATGGTATAAGATTCTAAGACCGGCATTAAGTGATAGACAAGGAGTGGCATTATTAGGGAGTACCCCAAATGGGTATAATTGGTTTAAAGAATTAAATGAAAGTCAAGAATGGACGAAGTATCATTGGCCAACTGCCTTAAATCCCATGATTACTCCGGAAGAATTAATAGCTGTCCAAATGGAGATATCAAGAGATGAATATAGACAGGAATACCTTGCTGAGTTTATAACCAAAGCCGGTAGGGTGTATGATGAATTTACAGATGCTAATATAATTAGTCCGTGGTCACCAGATCCCAAAGAATATTCGGTATATCTTGGTATGGACTTTGGTTTCGCACATCATACAGCGGTAGTATTCATGGCGGTTGAGAGAGCCTCAGATAATAATGTGATACAGTTTGATGAGTTATATGTAAAAAAGACTCAAATGGATGATATTATATCACAAATTAGAACCAAATTAGGTGAACATAAACTTAATCAATCTTATATAGAGACAGGATATACAGATCCTGCCGGTAATGCTGATGAACTATCCTCAGGTCTCTCACCTGTAGACATGCTTAGAAACTCAGGATTCAATATTATCAATAAAGGTTCGAGTGTTAACGCTGGTATAGCTTTAACCAGAAGCTTTGTAAAGAATAGTCTTGGAGTTATACGTTATCGTGTGACTGATAACTGTAAGGAGACTATTAGATGTTTTAATGGTTATCAATATACAACGAATAAGAGTGGTACAGTTAAAGAAGAACCGTTAAAAGATAATATATTTGACCATTTAATGGATGCTGTCAGATATTTCTTTGTAAATAAATTCGACCACGCTAAGTATATCACCACTGTACCAGATCAAAGACTCTATACTACTGAAGTAAAAAAATATAGAGTCATAAAGAAGTGTAGCAATTGCGGTACACCGTTTGTGTCTTACACTTCAATCAAGTCACCACCATTCAAGTGCTCTGATTGTCTTAAAAAGGATATAAAATAAATGTTTCAAGAAACAACTCCAATGTCTCTGGTTATTAAGACGAATGTTTACGCATTCTGCGATGAAGAAAAAAAGAGAAGAGAAGGTGCTTTAAAAAATAAAGACTACTTTTATGGTAGGCAAGAGCAATATCTTCAATTATTAAATGAGGATGTAGATAGAATCACGGTGAATCTAACAAACCCCATCATTTCAAAGAGGTCCTCACTTTTATATACCAAGCCACTGGTAAGAGAATTTGATGGGGCGTCCTCCTCAGTTAATAAATTGGAAGAGGTATATTACAATCTAAAGATTGATGATATATTACACCAAGTAGATCTAGGTGCCGAATTAACTGGAACATGTCTTATATTTGTAGGGATGAATGATAAAGGTGATATTGTATTAGTTCCTTATGACGCGTCTCACTTTTCTGTTGTTACTCTTACAGATAATAAGACTATTGAAGCACTGCAATTAATATCGATTAATGATATAGTTGAAGGTGATTCCAATGCCAGGAACCCAAGGATCAATGTGAGAAGGGTTATAGACTCGGAGATATGGACAAATAACTACATATACAGGATGAGAGATGGGATTCAGGCAAAGAACCCTGATAGAAATGAACTAGGATATATCCCATTCATAGCATTCAAAGCTCAAGAAGTGCTGTCACAATATCTCGGACATTCACCAGCAACCAGTGTTAGACAGTTGAATGGGTATTATAATCAAATGGCTACTAATCTGGGGTATATGATTAAGATGCAATCGGCTACACCTGTAGTATTGAATGGGTTTTCTCAAGGTGAAGGGATATCAGTACACCCTGGAACAGCTTTAAGTTTACCGGTAGGTGCGACAGCAGGTGCTTTACAATTAAATCCCAAAATCAAAGAGACAATGGAAGTATTGCAATATTTTGAAGAGAAGTTATATGAGACATCCGGAGTTCCAAAGATAACAATTATAGGTGAATCATCTGGTAGTACAAGCGGTGTACAATTATTGATTAAATGGGCACCTATAACGAGTGTTTTTGAAGAGAAGACTAATAGATATCAGAATTATGAGTTAGAATTAGCTAACATGATCCTGAAAGTTATAGGTTTAGAACCGATAAAAGATGTTAAAGTTAAATATCCTGAGAATTATCTACCAATTGATCCAGATAGGGAAAATTTAGCTGAAGATATTAAACTTGGAATAAGAACACCTATAGATGAGGTGTTAAAAAATAATCAAAGTATGGATGAGGACGACGCTGAAGCTGAAGTCCTAACTAACATTACTTTTAATAGAAATATAAACAATGGAGGGCTAGATGCCAAATGATAATGGTACTGGAAACCATAATATTGACCCAGATGGTCACCACACCAACAGGGATACTGGATATTCCGCTGAGTATGTAAGATCACTTCGTGATGAAGCTGCCACATGGAGAACTAAACTTCGTGAAACCGAAGCTAAACTTACCACACTAGAGGAAACTGTTAAAGAACAGATTCGTAATAGTACTGTAAGTGCGGAATTGGCTAAACGTAATCTGAAAATTGATCCTAGTTGGATTAAATTGGAAGATAAGCAGGAAGTAAAAGACGCTGTAGATAAATTCTTGAAGGATTACCCACAGTTTGGTACTACAGAAACGAATGATAATAACATACAAACTAAACCAAAGCCCGTAGGAAAGACTCCTATGGCACCTAATTTACCCAATTCGAATATAGAGAACACAGATGTCTCGGAATTGGGTGCAATTAAAGCTGATCCTGTAGCGAGAGCTAAACTTAGGCAGCTTTATAGAGGTCTCTTAGCACAAAGTGCTAGATCCTCAAATAGTATTTAAAAAGGTAAATTATTATGGCTATTTCCAATTCAACAACCCTCAATGATCTTGTGGGTCAAATAGTGTCCGAAGAGACACAGTCAGCGGCTTATGGTTCTGCGGTTATGCGTAATCTGGTAACGGTTAAAGAGGTTCCTCTTGGTGCCGGCAGTGTTGTTATACCAAGATTCCAGAAGCTTGCTGAAGTTCCTCTTACAGAAGGAACAGCTACTACTTCATTAACTTGGAGTTCTGACGGCGTGACTCTTACTCCGGTAGAGCGTGGTATTTATGTGCAGATTTCTAAAAGAGTGTTGCACGCTGATCCTTTCTCGGATCTTGCTCCTTATGGCCAGCAGCTCGGAAGAGCTATAGCTCGCGGTGAGGATTCTGGAATTCTCGGCATCGTAAGTTCTGGTGTCTGGGATTCGGAAGTTAATGAAGCCGGTGCTGCTTTTACTGATGCACATTTCAGGGAAGCTATTGCTGTACTTGAAGCAGCTGACGCACCAAAGCCTTATTTTGCGGTGATGCAGCCTGCTACTTGGGCAAAGATAGTAAATACTTATGCTGACGCTGCTACATTTGCTTCTGTCGGTAGAGGTTTGGCTGAAGGATTCGCACAGGGTTATCCGTCACTGAATGGTTATGTTGGATCTCCTTATGGTATTCCTACATATATCTCAACAGTGGTCACGACTAATCCTCTTCCTTCGGGTCCTCCGATCAATTACTATGGCTCCATGTTTTCAAGAGAAGCTATAGGTTATGCCTATATGAAAGATATAGGTGTCGATGTTTTTGATAACGTAACAGCCAGAGCTTTCGATGTAATGGCGTGGAGGTCAGCACATGAGTCCGTACTTGTCTCCGCGTATGGTGTCGGATTGATCGACGTCATATAATTAATGGATACCTTGGGGAAGATAATTCCCCAAGGTTCTTTTTAAAATTATTGGGGGCGGTGTGTGGATCAATTAGAAGAAATCAGAAGCACATTAATAAAACTTTGTACTGATATGGAATATGTTAAGCAATATATGAAAGATAATTCAAAGTTAATTACTGAGATAGCTGTGCTTAAATTAACCGTTTCAGGCTTAAATAAAATAGCATGGAAAATTGGAAGTGCGGTTGGTATAGCAATTGTGCTTGCAGTATTAGGATTAATAATTTAGGATTAAAAATGGCAGTTAATCAAAGAGTATTTGATACAGCTATAGTGAATAAAACTAATCACAGTAGGGCTATAGGTCCACGTATAGGGGTAGCTTCAAGTAATCAATATCTTATTGCTGAGGATGGTACTTTAAATGTTATAGCGGCTGTGTCAAAGGATGAATATAATTTAATTTATTCAACCGATAACGGATTTACTTGGTCCACCAGACAGAACATTGAGGATTGGGATTCCAATGATATAACTCACATATACGGTACCACTGACACACAAGGTCCATTTATTAATCTTTATAAAATGAGAGATTTCGAATCTTCTGATACAATATATAAAGATAATTGGATGCTCATGTATGGTGTTACCAATGCCATGTATCGTTTAGGTTCATATGCCGGTGCCACATTAGTAAGTGTCTGGGGTACTGATTCTACTAAATTTGGATTTGTTTTTAATATTAATGTCAGTGGAGGTTATTCGGCGTCAACCGGTGATGGAGAAGCTGTTGCTTATTCAGCATACCAATCATTAGCTTCTGGATGGTTAACAATAGTTGGTCAGAATCTAAATAGTGATAGTGTAAGTTATACACTTCAAGAATATCGTATCCGTACAGGAAGTATAATGCCTGGAATTATAGCGGCTAAAGCTAAAGGTGCTTATGTACATCTCGTATTTGTTGATAATACTTATCCGGACGCTCTTAGTTATGTCCCGTATACGAAGGCTGTAGGAAGTCTCCAGAGTGGTGCGTCAGCTGAGAATGGAAGTTTCGCGGCCCATCATATTATACATTCTGGAGTATTAGCTGTTGGATCAAGTACATTTACTGATCCGGCTATAGATGTTGATGGTTATGGAACTATAGGGGTTGTATATAGTAATATTGATTCAACCAGTGGTTATTATGCGATATCACATGATTCAGGAACAACTTGGACATATACAAGTCACACTCCACCAACCGGATATTCAGGGTATATAGAGAAATTTACCAATTCAATATGTCCCTGTAATGATATTTTAGCTGGTACATCAGGTTTCTTGGTTTCAAGTTTATTTATGAAGGATGATTCAGCTGATTTATTTGTAAAAGAAATACCCTCTTGGGGAACTGCTACCGACACATGGCATAGAGTTAATTCAGTTGATGGTGATGTGCTTGCTGGTAAATTCTTTAAATATATGAACGAGGCAACTCCAACATTTGGTGATAAGAGTGCTATTAGAATGGTATATCAAGTAGGAGAAATGAATCATGATAGAGGAGAAAGTTCTGTCTATTCAACCGTATACCATGAGAGATTATCAAATCTAGCATATCCTTCGGTATTCACTGGAACTTCTTTTACGAAAGACAATATAGATTATTATGCCTCAGGGTATATAGATGATAACACCGCATTATATATAAAAAAGATTGGTGAATTAGGAATGGAATATTCTTTTTCGAGATATGATCCAGTGGAATCATCGGAAATTAATGGGAAAGGCGGATACGCGTTTCCTATTACCACTGAACACGAGGCTTGTGTTGACCCGGGGTCTTATGGGTTCCCAAGTGTTGCTAGAAATAATTCTGATTTCGCTGAATACATAGAAAGAGATACAAGAAAAATATTTTATAGACCTGATTTATTCCTTGATAGAAATTTTATACTTAATAAAGGTGGATTTTTAAAGAGAACTGTCTGGACAATAAGGATAATGGGAAATGATTACGAATTAGCACAGATAGTACCTAGATGGTTAGATGGGAAAATTGTTTATTATGAAGCTAATCTATATGTTATTGGTCCATCTAATGATCCTTTTAGTAAAACTATTTTACCAAGTGAAACCTAATGGCTAACGAATTTGGAAATGTTGGAGCTGTAGCGAGTATAAGTGAAACTCGAATGACGGCTAAGAATATAGAAACCGTCACAGGTCTGGCTGAATGGGAAGTATATTATAATGGCACATGGAGAGATGTATCCAGTGATTTTATGTGGGATATAACTCTAGCCGGTAATACAATACTCAGAGCTATACGTTGGGATGACGGATTTAGAAGTTATCGTGAAGATAGAGGATTGATACTCAGGAAGAAAGAAAAGGAAGAAGAAAAACGTATACAGGATGAGATACTTCCTTTAGGTACAACCTTCGCCAAAGCTTTCGGTACATCAGCGGCGGTAGCATTAGGTGTAAATACAATTAGAAACACATTTAGAAGTGCTCCGGTTGGAGTAATATTAGGTGCGGCTGAGATATTCGCTGGAATGCAATTGGGTAAAGACCCAACGAAAACTAAATCTGAAAAATTATATGGAGCATTCTTAACAGCCGGTTTTAGTTTAGGAATAGCGACATTACCACCAAAGAGTAGACTTTTTTTCATACCCGCTGCCTTATTGATACAGGGAGTTCTCAAAGGGGAAGGAATTGGTGAAAATATAGCTGGAACATTAGGACGTGTGGCCGGGATGGGTTTAGGTCGTTCACTAATACCTCTAAAACCTAGACCAAGACCAACACCAGTTGTTGGACTTATTCCTAAATTAAAAGCTACGGTATTACCACGAGAAAGAACAAGAACTTTGACTATAACGAAATTAGCGGATATAACAAGATTTAAAGTAGCAGAACAGAACATAATGGCCTTTAGATCTATTAGCACTCCAAGACCAAGGGTAACCTCAGGTTCTCAAATAAGTAAAGCCGCTTCATTTGTGACTAAAACCGGTTTTAGGAGACAACAGATTTCAAGATCAGCTGGTCCTATAAGCAAAGTACAAAGTAAATCTTTACAATCCTTAGCTGAAATTCTAAGGGATAGATGGAAAACTCCAAAGAAACATAAGATAGGATTTTAAAATGGCAGTATATAGTGGATATTTTTTTACAGGAGTGCCGGAGTATGATAAAGACGCTGACTTATTGTTAATATACTCATGTGCCACTTCCGGAGGGGCTTTTACTTTAGAGGAAACATTAGGATATGATTATCCAACTAAAGTAACGGAATATAATGTTGATGAGTCTAAATGGTACAAGATCGCATATAGTAATAGTGGTACAGGATTTATTACTCCTCAATCAGACGCTGTAAATGGGGCGAATATTTTAAAAAGTGCTCCAAGTTTAGAGATTACTTCTACCGCTGATGGATCACCGTACGCGACATCTGATGATGTATATGAGAGAAGTAATATGACAGCCGCTGATGTATCTGTAAATGATATTAATTACGCGTTAGCTGTAGCCAGAGCGTATATAGACATCAAGCTATCATCTCTATCCATCAATAGATTCAGTGTATTTCCTGTTCAAGTGGCTCAACGTAAATTTAATGCCATGATAAGATTGTTAAAAGATGTGGAAATTAATTACGCACTGAGTTTAGTTTATAAGCATATGGCTGATGATAGAATTCTGAGTAATATCACATCAAATACGCAAACATCAAGTAGTGTTAGCGTTGGTCAAACATCTATAGCTGGGATAGAAGGACCAGAATCTATAAGCACAGCAACTTATTTAGACGCACTCTCCGTTAGATATTCAGCTTATGCGTCAGATTTATTAAATACTATGCTTCCGAATTATGTTCCATTGAGGTACGCTGAAAGTGGAACCGGTTATGTTAATAGATTTATATCTTTCGCTGGGGATACCGCTAGATTTAATTTCGCGGCAGGAATTATTCTTGATAGAATGGATTTATAAATGGCTAGTGAATTTCCTGGTTCTCTACTTTTTTATGAGGGTACTCTGGCACAATGTAACTCGAATCAGAATAGAAGAGAACTTTTTTACATAACTGACACCAATACTCTCCGTTATATGGACGCTGGTGGTAATTATCATAATTTTTATAACGTTGATAGTGTAACTGATCATATAGCCTCAGGTGATATACATTTTTTAATAACTGAAATAGATCATGGTTCTATAAGCGGAATTAATGACGATGATCATATCCAATATATACTTGTAAATGGCAATCGAGGATTTACACATACTATCTCTGGTGTATGGCCTACAGAAAGCGGGCATCTAACTAATAAAGGGTATGTTGATTCCGCCGTTGCTGAAGCAAGTGGAATCACTGATCATGGATTATTGTTAGGTTTAACAGACGATGATCATCCAATTTATTCATTAGTTGATGGTAGTAGACCTTTCACTGGAACTATATCAGGTGTTTTACCTACAGAGAGCGGACATTTAGCCACTAAAGGTTATATAGATGATTTTGTATTAGCCACATCAAGTGGTGTCACTGATCATGGTTTTTTAACTGGATTAACTGATGATGATCACCCTCAATATACCCTCACAGATGGTACTAGGGATTTCACAGGAACTGTATCTGGAATTATACCAACAGAAAGTGGACACTTAGCGACTAAAGGTTATGTGGATGATATAGTGGGTGCTTCTGATCATGGGGCATTAACAGGTCTTACAGATGACGATCATCCTCAATACACTTTGGTTGATGGATCACGACCATTTACAGGAGCAGTTTCTGGCGTAATACCTACAGAAGCCGCTCATCTAACCACCAAAGCTTATGTAGACACAGCGGTATTGGTAGCTTCAGGGAGTTTATGGGGATATAGCGGTAATAGAAGAATCCAACCAAATACACCTGATGATAAGATTACAACATCAGGAAATCTAACTACAGCTATGGCTAATTGGACTGTTAATACCGAGACACACGGTTCATCATCTTGGAATGTTTATGCTCAACATGGAATAACAGGTCAATTTGGTGCTTATGGACTTGCTCACGGCACCGCTGAATTCGCGGCTAAGACTGTACTATATGGTGATCCAAGATTAATGATTTATAGTCAACAATATATTCATTTACATGTAAGTGGAATAGCCGCGTCTGATAAAATAGTTGATATAGGAGCGGACACTGTTGATATTAATGGATACCTTATGCTTGGTAATGGTGTACCTGTTAATAATATAGTAGCATCCGCCTTATATGAGGATACTGATACTTGTCTATGGACCGGGGCTAATATTATAGATTACGTCATTAGTCAAAGTGGTATAAGCGACCACACCTTACTATCAAATATAGGAACTACAACACACCCTGACTTAGACGTTCATGTTGGCTCAGGAGAGATACATATACACGTGGGTGATATTGCTAATTCTGGCGATTGGTCTGATCATGTGTATTTATCAGGTCAAGTACACTATGAAGAAGGGTCTATCGATCACGCTAATATACTTAATATCGGCACTATAACCCACCCTGATATAGATGTCCACATAGGTTCTGGTGAGATACACACACATATTGATTTATTATCTAATTCAGGAGACTGGTCTGATCATGTATATAATTCTGGGCAGGTTCATTTCGAAGAAGGATCTATAGATCACGCTAATATACAAAACATTGGTACCACTACTCATCTTGATTTAGATGCTCATTACGCCTCAGGAGAGATACACACTCACATCGATCTTCTTAGTAATTCAGGTAACTGGAACGATGCTTATGATCACATCATAGCAGATGGCTCATCTCATAGCTTCATAGATCAAGATCTTACACTTTACTCTCATCCAACCTTTAGCGGATTATACGCCGAAGCCATAACAATGTCTTCTGGAGTGCTGACTATACAAAATATAAATCTTGGTGGTGGTTTAACCGCTTTTGTTCTTAACGGTGTTTCACTGGACGCGGTAGTTGGGGCTACATCTCAAATAGAAACTGAATTACAATACGTGGCATTACAGCACTCTAATGTTGCTCTGGCAGGTTCAAGGTTCATGCTGTCAAGATCAAGGGGAACGCTTGCAGCACCTTTGTTGGTTGAAAATGGTGATGTTATAGCATCTTTAGACGCTGCGGCTTATGATGGTACTGATTATGTGCTTGCAGGACAGATTGATTTTGAGGTTGACGGGGTGGCAGCTTCAAATGACATGCCAGGTAAAATATTATTTAAGACTACAGAGGCGGGGGGAATATTACCTACTTCAAGATGGCATATAGGCTCAGATGGTCATTTAGACGCGGATGCGGCATATAATATTACCACTACCGGAAGTATTACTGGCAATTCATTAATCACCGCTTCCAATATAGGCATCGTAGGTGATTTAGACATAATACAGTTTACAGGTGCTAATACCCTGCTTGTCAACGGCACGACTCAAACGACATTTCTTGGTATAGGTGTTGCCCCGACTGATTATTACGGCTGTTATATTAATAAAATCTATACGGGAACTACGTCAAATCCTGCCGCTGCGTATTGTGAGATGAATTATAATCCTGCCGCTCCATCAACGGTGACAGTTTTCGGAATACAATTCAGGGCAAAATTAGGTGGCACTCAAAATATATCAGGCGATGTTGTGGGAGCAGATTTTTCCACATGGCTCAACGGCGGTTCTGGCAATCTTGACGATATGTATTGTCAACGTGCTTTTTTGTATGGTGTAAATACAGCTAAAATTGTCACTGGCGATATTGCGTATGCGTATTGGTATTCGGAACATACTTCTCCGGCTGTTACAGTCAACGGGAATGGTTACCAGTTGTTGATGGCTGATTATTCGAGTGATTTTACAATTGGCGGTACTGCTTACGGAATTAAGCAAGAAGGCGATTTGATTAATTATTTTGACGGCCAAACACAAATAGCCTCCGACACTAACGGACTGGTATTAGGGGCAGGGCAGGATGCTTCTATTGTTTATTCCGGCTCTCACATGGTTTTCGATTCTCAGCTTGTAGGCACAGGTGGTTTTCAGTTTAATAATGGTAATATGGGAGTGGGGGTTGCTCCTAATGCCGGAAGGAAATTGTATTCGTTTGCTGGTACGGGTGCTGCGATAGTTGTTGGTATTGTAGGGAAAACAAGTTCAACCGCAGCGGGAAATAGTGGGATGGAAGGATATGCAGATGGAGCGGGGATAACTAATCGTGGTGTATATGGAAGTGCTACAAATGCCTCTAATAATTATCATTTTGAAGATGCTGCCGGAAATTATTCAACTTCCGCAGCGGGTGGTTCATGGGTGGACGCAGCCTGTACTTTAAACAAGAAGAAAGACATAGAAGATATTTCCGATACCGAAATGAACAAGATTATTTCTGTTGTTAAAAATATGCGTCCGATAAAATACAAGGCAAAGCTCGATCCAGAAAAGGAGCTTGTAGGTTTTGCACTGGATGAAGGATTCCCTGAGTGTGCAATTGACAGAGATAACGAAGGTAAGATTACTGGGTATATGGGTGGTAAATTGGGTATGTATAATCTGGTAATTATAAGAAATTTGATTGAAAGGATTGAAGCACTGGAAAATAAACAGTAAATTTCAATCACATATACCCCGGAATTCTTGGGTAAATAAACCGAGCCGACATGGCTCGGCG